AAAGACACCCGAAGAGAAACGCAAAGAATTGGTCGAGGCCTCAAAAGGCACAGGGTACGCTGCAGAACGCGCAAAGAGAAAGCTCGCTAAAGAAACCGCAAGCACCTCAGCTATCTCAGAAGCCCTAGATAAAACCGCACCCAAATCCATGGCCGGTCTAATCGACAAAAACACACCAGCAAGTAATCTTGATGCTGAAGCACAAGCACTCCGCAAAGGTAACTATGTCGATGCTGCGATGGGTGCTCTCACAAGAGGGGAGGCTATCTCTGGAAGTCCTGAACGAGTCGCGGTGGGATCAGCACTGACCAGAACAGCCACCAAGGCGTATGGTGAGTTGTATAGGGATGAGCAGGGAAACCCGCTCAGCCCATTGAGGGATAAAAGTCCAGAGCGAGACGCGAGACTTCGCGGGGTCCTTGAAGGCGCCTCGAACACCGTCGCCGATCTCATCAGTCCTTCAGCGGGAGCATCATTGGCTCCAGCAATGACCCCAACAGCTTTTGGGCAAGTCCCGACCGCAGCGCCCGGCGTACCTCAGCAATTATTGGCAGCCACAGGAGGGGTGACACCCACAGAGTTACCAGCACCGATGCCCACACAAGGGCAGATGCTCACCCAGGCGAACGACAACCAGCGCAACGCGGCAACCCCAGGTGGAGCCCCGGTTGTAGCCCCAACCATCGTGAACAACGTGACCCACAATAACAGAACCTCTTCGTCCATCCACCAGAATATGCCCTCGCCGCGCAGCGGGGAGTCCAGCTATCTCAGGTCGAGGGACCGGGAATACGCGCCGGCCTAAGTTACCGGTACCAATACACTGACATAGGTACGCCCCTATCGACCCCGCCTGGACCCTACCAGGCCCCTCCGTGGGGTCATTTTAGGCCGACGAAAGCCCCGAAGTCTTTGAAACTCCGAGGCTTTCTGGTCTACAACCCTCTCGTAAAAGGACTATTTAGTGTATATGCTGGCCCTGTTGGCGTTCTGCCTCGAACTCTTTCCAGCACTCATGCTTGATTCGTTCCCAGGAATACAAAGCACGGTCCAACCGTTCCTTCTCCTCGGGTGTAATATTGGGCATACCCGTTTGGAGGAATTTGAGGTAGGGGTCCACGTTCGTCATAGCGAGGTCCATAATCTGAACACAATGGGCCAACTTCGCTTCCTCTGAACCACAGGGATACCACAACTCACCGCCAGGCTGGACCCAGCAATGGGGTGGGTATGTGGGCTCTTTTTGGCCGTGCGCGTAGGAGATACCCACAGCGCACAGCAAGAGGCTCAATGTCAGTATGAGCGTTTTCACGTTACCTATCCTCACCTATCCTCACCTATCCTCGGCCAACGTTTGGAAGAAGCTCATGTCGTCCTCTTCCGGTGCTCCCGCTCCAGATAACCCGGGGTGACCAACAGGTGCAATCACTCCCACGTCGGCATCGTCTGTAGCATCCGACAGGGCTGCTGCAATCGACTTCTCGGCTGAGGTATTGATTGCAACTGAACCCAGGACCAAGGTCATGCGAGCGGCGAGTTGTTCGTGAGTCTTGAAATGCTTCGGAGCCACGAATTCCCTCAATGAGAATTCAGACTGCCAGAGCTTTTCGAGCACCGCGTCATCGGTCGAGACCGGGGCTTGCGCGGCAAACTCGCTCTTGTCGTAATTGCGATATCCCTCGACTTGTCGAATCTTGAGCTTGAAGTTCGCTCCATCCCACAAATCGAACGGGCTGAATGCCTTTTCATCGGCAAACTCTGGATGCATCTTTTCAGAAATCTTGTCGAAAATCTTCTTTCCAAAACGATACAGCTTGACCTTACCATCGAACTCTGGCTTTGCGGGGTCTGACACGACCAAGACGTTCGCAAAATACGACAGCTTGCGCTTACGGACTCTGGCGATGGTCTTGTTGGCCTCGACACCCGAATTCCACAGCACGGTGTTCTGTTCGCACACCGGGCACTTCTGGTCGAGTGTGGTCAAACACAGGTCAATCAACCATCCACCTGGTCCTTGGAAACCATGTGAGAATGTGCGGACCCATGGGAGACCATCTTCACCATCTTGCGGTGGAGCAGGTAGGAACCGAAGTATAGCGATACCATTACCGGCCTTATCGACTGTCGGTTCCCAAAAACGGTCATCCTCTTTCTTTTCGTTCTTTGTGTTGAGATTCTGGATGGCCTGGGTGAGTTTTTCAACTGAACCGCGAGACCTCTTGAGGGCTGAGAAACTGGTTGGATTGGACATATGAGCGACCTCCTGTTAGTGATAATATGGTTGTATAAAAGAACGCATATTGGATGCTATTATACACGTTATTTATGTGTTTGTCAATTGCTTTTTGATGCTGCCGCGAAATAAATTTTTGTTGATACCGAGAAACGGTTCGTAGGCCTCGTAGCGAACTTTGATCGCCGGAAACAGGATGGTATCGGTAATCATCTTGCCCCAGGTCGGCAGGAAACCCACCAGGGAATTCAGCACGATCACAGTCTCCTCATGAATATCATGCTCCAGGGCTTTGTTCAGCAAAGCAGGATACTGACCCCCCACTACCGCAATCGCGGCCTGCATGGTGCTCATGTCGTACCCCATATTCTTGAGGTCACCGACCACCACGTATTCCAGGGATTCTTTGACCCGCTTGCAGATCATATGAACATCCTCTGCCTGGTCTGAGGTGACGTCACGCACCCAATCGACTTTCTGGGCAAAGAAATTCGAGGCCAGAAAGAACGTTAGGTCCTCAATGTTAGGGTAGTTCTTGGCAAGCCGGTGGAAGAAGAACTTGTCACGGCGAATCTCGAATCGTTCGGGGGTACAATTTTTAACGGACCCCTTGTAGCGAAAGAAATCGTACTTGGGGTCCGTAAAATGGAAGTGAAGTGCTTGGTACAACTTGAAGGCGTCGAAACCGGATACGCTCATAGAGGCAGGCGACCATCCTTTTTTCCACGCCGTTTGAGAAGGTTCAAATCCTGAATCTCAAGTGTCAAGTCAGCCCGAACCGCTTTGGTGAGTAGAGTCGCGGCGACCTCTGATTCCATTCCCGTCTTTTCACAGTAATGGACCAGACCATCCCACAGAGAAATCCCTCGATGTGTCGAATACTCTCTGAGCATCAGGCTAAAATTTTGAATCTCTTCCTTCGTAGGCATTATTTCACGATGGACTTATACAGGTCCTCGAATTCGTCATGGATCGCCACGACCTCTTCGAAGTTCTGTTTGTGGTACACCTTGACCAATTGTCCCACGATCTTCTTTGACAACTTTACATCGTCAGAGATTTTCTTGGTGGCCTCACTGACATACTCGCGCTCGCCCTCGACTCGTGCCAGGGAATTCGCCATTTCCTTCACCGCTTTGAGCAACCGCTCTTTTTCCTCTGCTGATAAACTTCGCACAACTGCTGTCAACGCCATGATAACCTCCTATGGCAAATAATGAAAATGAAACACCGACTTACTTCTTGGGCTCCCTATAAAACAGGTGATTCTCAATCTTACCCAAGAACTCTTTCGTCTTGCGCCACTTTGGGCGAACGTAGTCTGCGTGATAATAGGTTGCATCACCATACTGATCTATTATAGCATGAACCCCGACGTTTTTCAAGACCCTTTTTGCGATTTGGTTCGATTCGTTCCACAAAACCTTGTTGGGCTTGTATCGGTTTTCACACCAGAACGAAAACTGGCAAACTTTGGTATTCTCGTGCTTGCTCGACTGAGCAATGACACCACATACCGTCTTGGGATACCCAGGACGACCCACACGATTTAGCACCACCCACGCGACCGCTTCCTTACCCAGAATGGATTGGTTACCCGCTTCATAATAGATGGCTTGCGTGAGGCAATACTCTTCCTTGTCCGTAGGGGCATACAAGGCCGGAGTAGATTTCTCAATATAGGGTGACGAGGCAACATCAGCCGTTGAGATAACAGAAATCGGGTACGCCAACAAAACGAGTACCAATACAACGCGCACCAAATGTAGTATTTCATATCTCATGATGGGCTCTCCTAGTTGAACTGGGAACCGTTTTCCTTATAATACTGGTCAATACACTTGTGGAGAATGGGCAAATACTCGGTCTTGGACTTGTTATGAATCACCGCATGTGACTCACCTTCGATGGCTGTTGCTAACACGATGCGATCAATCGGCATCCCTGTGCGCTCTTCAAACATTTCCGCATACGCGGCTGTCTGCACAAAGTAATTCTGAATCCACGCTTCGGGTTTGTGGCGATTCGCTGTTTTCACGTCAAGGATAGTCAACAACTTATTCCACACCACAACCGCATCACAACGTCCAGCAATCTTGAGTCTGTCCGAATAAAGGGGCTGCTCAATCGCATAAATTTCGGAGATATTGGCGTCGAATGTCTTTTGAAGAGACAGGAACATCTCTTTGAGCGTCGGCATGATACCGAGTCGCTGAAACGGTGTCAGGGTACCTCGTAGGTAGCTTTCACAAATCGCATGGACGTTGGTGCCTCTGTCTGCACCGCGTTTGGACTTTCGATCCGCTTCCTCGACGCCCACCTTGGAGCGCCATGCAGATATTCCCTCGCGGGTGAGTAGTCCAGCAACCGTAGAAGCTGAGGGGTACTTGTTTCCCTCTGGTGTCACATAGTACCTGGAGCCGGCCCGTGTCATAACGGGCAGGTCAAACTTGAGTCCCGGCACTGTGGTACGCGGAAAGTTCATACTTGCTGCTTGCTTTCCCCGAATCGCGTCTCTCTGCGCTTCTTGAAATAGTGCTTCTCGATTGGGGCAATAATATGGTTGGTGAAGTCGCTGGGCACTTTCTTGACACCCAGCAACACCGGGTCACCCAGAG